ATAATAATTCATATGAGAGCCTAGCTTTTCGACATACCCCCCAACCTGTTCGGATGGTCGGTAAATTATATAAATATCACTCATTTAGTCTGGGCTACTAAAGGATGCACAAATAGTGTGGTCTTCACTAATGTCACTGAAGGCGTACCCAGTAACTGCCCCAACGGACACCCCGTCTACCTGAACATCCGTAACCTCTCCTGCGGTAGTGGGGTCCATCTCAAATATCTGGGAAGATCCTGCCTGAAGCGGAACTATACCAGTTTGGCTCATGTTTTGTGTTGGTACACCGAAAGGAGTAATAGAACCATTTGTAAAAGGAAGCACAGTGACCGTATATACACCACTCAAAGGCTTAAAGGTGGCTGAAATATCATGGTTACCCGTAACACCACTGAACGTATAATATTCGTGAGCACCCGAACCAGTAGGCCCCACCGAAACACCGTCTACGACAATATCATCAATAACATTCCACGGCAAAAAACGTTGATTTTCAACTGAATAGCTAAACGATTCTACTTTAAGCGACACGTCACCGGCAGGTTGACCGCTAGGCCAACTACCACTACAAGGCCTATCCGAAGGACCCCCGGAAGGAAAAGCAAAGCCACCTTCACTAAAACCCCCGCCACTCGGACTTATTGTGATATTATAATCGCTCACAAATTAACCTTTCATCCTTCTCTCGTGGTCTTCTAAAAAGCCTGCGGCCCAATGGTCTGGACCCGCTTCCTCTCCTTCAGGAGATTCTAAATCTAACTGTTTTGCAGCTTCATGTTTTAGACTGGCGAAACCACGGTCCATTTTCAAAGCGTGCTGTGCCGCCATTCCTAAAACTTGTCTCTGTTGAACTGGGTCCATCATCGTAATCGAATCCATGTTACCCTCATTGACGCGACCGTAAAACATAACATCTAGAGCCGCTTGCTTGGCCATTCTGACGGTCCAATATTCTGCTTCCAGTTTTTCTTCCAATTCTTCATTACCGAAAGCATCCATTAAGTTGGTACCGTCGGGCAACAAAGCGTGTTCGCTTGCAAGAAATTCTTTAATTATTCTTAATAGTGTATCTTGTTCCGTGTAAGCATCTCTCACGTTACGCTCATACCTTACGTGATCTTTTGATTTGTCTTCTATCTCCAGCTCTATAAGCTCTTTCTGGACATCCGAGCTGGCAAATTCCAGCTTTTCTTTTTCTAGCTTGATTTCTAAAACGTGTTTCTTTAGTTGGTATTCAAGGGTCCTAACAGACTCCTCTCGAGCTCGCACCTCCATGAGCCACTGTTTTAACGTGGCGTAAGGGGTTAGCTGAGCGCCCCCAACAAAGTATTTCATCTTAAAATAAGGGGTTGCATTACTCTTTTCACAGGCGAATTTTAGTAATTCTGCGTCGTTCATATACCTATATTATTGCAAAAAAAGCAACTTATCAACCTCTTTTTTTACTCTCTCCAAGCACAATGCCCAGAAGATTGACCTGCATGGGCAGTGGGGGAAAGTCCGACGGGAAGACTGCCTGTATCGGTAGCATACACAATTTTCCAACTTTCATTGTTCTGTAAGCCATCATAGTTTCCGAGCATGTACTGGTGATTTTGCCCCATTGTAAAATTCTCTTCGCCACAATTAGGTTGGGGTTTGGAGAAGGTTCCAAGGTTAGTGTCAGTAACAAGATTCCAACGTCTTAAATTATAGCCAGCATTGTAACCTCCTTCATTTCCCGCATATGCGTAACGCATTTTGCTGCTTATGCCTTTCTGTTGACCTCCGTTGGTCGTGGTGCTTGCCCACTGACCGGAAGAGGGGCTATTATTAGTCGAGGTGGTTGTAAAAGTATCACTAGCAAAAGTAATCTTTTGGGAAGCGCTTTCATGATACCAATATCCATAATGTTGATCCGAAAAACCTGATAACGCAGATTGCGCGTTACCGTTGTTTATCCCCCCGGACATAGATGAGGTTGCCATGGTCTCATTATCGTAATTAAACTTGTCTACATTAGTACTCCCCCCTCCGCATATCCACGCAAAATCATGTTCCTTAAAAACACAACCGCAATCGTTTCTGGAGTGCACCATGTGCATGGCACTCGTAGGTGTATATTCAGTATCAGTAAACATATTCATACAAGTGGTGTTAGTAGAGGATCCGGGAAAAGAGGTGGAAGCCCCAAACATAAAACAAAGCTTTAAATTGCAACCTCCTGCAGTATAGCTAGCGGGTGTCCCCATTTTATCGCCTAGGTTGGTGGTTTGATCTGTTGACGCTAGTGTTTTGTGGACGCTTTTCCACGGAGAGCTGTTCTTATAACCGCACATTGTATAGGCGTAATTAATAATTTGCCTATACTTGAACCCTAAGAAAAACCTTGCGCCCTTCGACGCCCGCGGATCCTCAGTAGTACCGTTCAGTCCTGCGCTCATATAAGGGCCTCGTCCGTCGCCGTCGTATCCTCCTTGAGCGTTCCATATCTCTCGTATTTCTGCGCTAGTAAGAGTTTTTTTCCATATTGCCACATTACGCAAATATCCTCTGTACCTGTCGTCACCATTATACCCACGACCAATTCTGTCGTACGACCAATTATTTGACGGCCCTCGAGCACTGTGAATACTATCCACTTCACCATCAATATAAAATGTAAGCACACTTGGATCGCCAGCTTCTTTAGTAAACGCTATTTGATGCCATTTGCCATCATTAACTGAAGCGGTCGAATCATAAGCCAACCAAGCGCCATTATAAGCACACACCCTTATCTTACCTCCATTAATGCCCCATGTCGCATATACGGCAGTAGTACTGTCCCCCACAATACACACTGCTGAATCCGCCGCATCCGCGGGAGACGAATCCGTCTCGGTGGTGTTGACTGTGGCTAACATCGAAATCTGACTGTACTCAGCCGAACCCATTATTGTTTGGCGCGAAATACTAAAACAACAGTCGTTTACATTAGAAAACAGTAACCCTTCTCTCGTAAACTGAGGGATAGCGGTCCCATCGAAACCAGCCGTAGTCGCAGGCTGCGTTGTTCGCGTGGCATCTCTACCGTTACCGCTTGAATCCGCCCAAGTTTGTTCAAAATCACCCGAATGAACATTCTTATCGACAACATCATACAAGGCAAAAAGAGAAGAACTTCCGTCTCTTCCTACTCCAGCTAAACCTGCTCCTATACTTTGTGCCATTTTATATTATATACACTGTTTTTACTCTTTCCAACCACAATGTCCTGAAGATTGGCCGGCATGCGCCGTGGGAGATAGCCCCGCCACATTAGCTGTTCCTGTGTCTGTGGCATAAGACCACTTCCAATTTTCGTTATTTTGGAGCCCGTCATAGTTTCCGAGCATGTACTGGTGATTTTGCCCCATTGTGAAATTTTCCTCGCCGCAATTAGTTTGAGGTTTTGCAACAGCTCCAAGTTGAGTGAGTGTTGGAAAATACCAACGCCTCAAATTGTAACCACCCGCATAACCGCCCTCGTTGCCACACATTCCCTTTCGCCATTTGCTTGACATACCTTTTTGTTGCCCATAGAAGAAAAAACTACTATTGGAGACAATGGTTGAAAAACTATCGGTAGCATAAGTAATCAGCTGGGACCCCCCAGAATAACCCCAATAACCATAATGTTGATCAGAAAAACCACTATTACCCCCGTTCTGACCCCAAATACCGCCAGAGAACGTTGAAGCTCTCATTGTTTCGGTATGAAAATCAAACTTATCTACACTAGAGCTCCCCCCTCCGCCTATCCACGCAAAATCATGTTCCTTGAACACTGTAGCGGAATCGTCTCTTGATTGTATCAAATTCATCAAGGGCGTTAAACTATAAGATGTCTCATTAACCATGTTTGTCGCTATACCCTGCGTCGAGTTGCCGGGAAAACTATTGCTAGCGCCCCAAAGCCATAAAATCTTTTTGCTGCAAGCTCCAGAAATATAAGACCCACCGTATTGCATCAAATCCCCAAGGTTGGTGGTTTGGTCTGTAGAACATATTGTTCTATGTACACTTTTCCATGGGCTAGAACTCTTGTATCCGCACGCTACGTATGTGTAATTTATGATTTGATTATACTTAAAACTCGTCCAAAATCTCGAATGCTTAGAAGGAGAAAGGTCCATTGTGGGCTGAACAACCCCACTACTACCAGCGGCGCTCATGACAATGGTCGGTGCACTCGTGTAACCATTCCCTCCATTTGTGAGGGTTACGCTACTGATCGCTCCACCACTAGCCGTATAAGTTCCCGCAAAACCAGAGCCTCCTCCTCCACTGGCACTAAGGGTACCATTAGAATAACCTGATCCTCCGGCTTGGATATCTACAGCTACTACCGTCCCCCTTGATTGATTGACCCCCCGCCTATTAAAATTAAGTTTTATCTGTTCCAGAGAGAGGATTTGGTTATAGATAGTTACGTTTCTAATGTATCCATCTATTGCTGAAGCATCATAAGCGGATCCATTATCAAAACCACACCCAACAGAAATATCACTTGCCCCGGCCGTCC